AGTAATCTCCTTACCATTCTCATGCCCTGCATCACCTGCAGGTCTACGTAGATGTGAAACTAATAACATACCAATACCTGTTTGTTCTACAAGAGAACGCATCTTAGTCATCAATACATCAATAGACTTTCTTTCATCTCCATCTTCCTGACCTGATACAAGTATAGATAAGTGGTCAACAAATACCCACTTACATTCTAATGCTTGTGCCATGTATCTTACTCGTGATAGTATCTCGTCATTATCAATAGAACCAAAGTGGTCAAAGGCAAAGAACCTACCAGACCCAACTGTATTCTTTTGATACTCTTGTAATTGTTCTCTACTAAATTTATCTCTAATCTCTTTAATATACAATCTAGCATTGGCTTCTACTGACATAATATTAAATGCAGTATTTTTAATACTTTCTTCTAATGCAAGAATACCTATGTTATGTTTTGTATTCTTGAGTAAGTGATGCATAAGTTCTCTCATAATAGAAGACTTACCCATACCTGCACCAGATGTAAATGTAATCAACTCACCTGTTCTCATACCATAAGTCTTTTCATTCATCTTACTCCAAGGATATGGTACTGTCTCACAATACTCTTCTGTGTATAATAAATCACCTAAGTCTCTAAGGTTTGTAATTCCTGCAGGAGTAAAAGGTTCTGCGTTCCACCATGCTTGTGAAAACTTCTCACGTTTACCCATCTTCAGATACTCATTAGCATCTTTAAATTCCATGTTCATTATCTTACATTTGTTAGGACTAAATAACTGTGCTACTTTCTCACTAGCTTCCTTACCTTGCTTGTCCATATCAAATGATATAACTATATTTTGAAAGCTATCTAAGTATTCAAATGCTTTTCTACAATCACGTACAGCAGACCCTGCACCTGTCTTAATAGAAACACATGCCCACTTGCTACCTAATAATTCATAGGCAGACATAGCATCTACTTCACCTTCAGTAATAGTAATATACTTACCACCACCTGTAAATAAATCTTGTCCAAACAATACTGCATTAGTTACATTACCTTCTACCCACATATTCTTTGTAGCTACATCTCTAATCTTATTACCAATATTGTTTCCACCACTATCAAAGTATTTATAGATGTGATGTGTATTCATGTTACCATTCACCTTAACTTGTGTATGATATTTTTGTGCAGTTTCCTTACTAATACTACGTTCAGTTAATGCACCTGTTACACCTACAGTTTTTATATTACTTTCAGTAGGTATAGGTATTACTTTCTCATGTTCCATATGCTCTCCAAATCTAGTGTTACAGGAAAAACAAAAACTATATCCTTCTGCATGATTGACGTTACCATCACTTGAACCACACTTAGGACAAGCACCCCTGTCTAGCCATGTTTTATCCATATTAATCCCCATTAAAAATTTTATTATATAGTATTAAATACTATTAGTCAACCTCAAAAGAATCATCATATGTTTTATTATAACTATCTATTTCTACTTCTTTTGATTCATGTATATCTCTTTTAGCTAATTCCATAGCTTCAAAAGATTCATAGCCTTCTTCTATATATTCATAATATCTTTCTTTAATTAATTCTTTTATTTCGTCTGCTAATAAATTCATTTTCTTCTCGCTTGTTATAATGTAAGTAAATAAAATATAAAACTTACAGTTAAAAGTATAGGAAACACATGGTTTACCCATAAGTTTCTTTTAATGCTACCTTGAAACCATTTTCCTGTAGCTTTTAATCTTCTCTCTCTATCGTTACTCATCTTTAATATGTCCTGCATCAGGATTTTCTACTACTAAATCATATCCAAAGTCACTTCTTACTTTTAAAGCAGTCAGTTCTTTTTTTAAATCAGACACAACTGATACTAATTCTTTTACTCTAACTCTTAAAACATGTACTTCTTTTTCTTTTTCTCTTAATGCTATCTCATATGTTTCTATTGTCATTGTACCCTCATTATATCTATGTTATCATCTATTAATGCTTGCATATGTATTTGTCTTTCGTCATATAAGTTTTGTAAAAAACTTTTAGCTTCTCCTTTATTTTTAAAATACATTATTGTACCATCATCTTCTTCTAAAATATCAGGTAGCTTAGTATTAAAAGGATAAGGCATAGCTATTACATACATTTCTTTTCTCATATCTTTCCTTATTATATATTATAAATATCTAATAGTCAACAGTTAGCTTGTAAATATCCAACACACAGTCCAACATACACAGAACCATATAAAGCACATCATAAAACCTATGCCTATTAGAACCCAATTAGTCCATAAAAATCCTAGAAAGTCTTGAGTTTGTTTCTCAACTTTCCTGTTTAAGTCTTTGTTTTTTCTACTCATACATTAATCTCCTGTAAATTTATATTTAAATAATCTGCCATCAAGTATCTTAGTTCTGTATAGCAGTCATCACATAGTAAAAGATTAGACACATTGTTTTCCATATCTTCTGGATATGCTTTATTGTCTTTACATCTATGACATTTAATTTTTCTACTCATCTTTATCTCCTGATATAGAACCTATCTGTCCTTTGAAAGGTAACACCTTTGCACTAGGTCTAGTTTCTTCTATTAAATTTATGTCTGCATCAAACTCTATGTCTGGTGGAAACAAAAACTCTTCTAGTTCTGTGTACCCACCTATGTGTAGAAAGATTTGTGGTACAGTCTTATGTCCTGATTCTCTAAATCTTTTTATCTTAGGTAAGTTATCTAGTAATCTTTCTTCGTATACTTCTCCTGCTTCATCTAATAACTTTTTAGCTTTCTTGCAGAAGGCACAGTTCTTTTGTGTGTATATAATATATTTAATCATCTTCTAAGTCCTCCTGTCCTTCTGTTATCTCTGAACTTCCATCACCCCATTCATTACCATGATAGGTAACGTGTACAATAGTACCATCACCTAATGGAATTTTATGTGTTGTTTCTGAATCTTCATAATTTACATCTGCTTCAGAAATTGCAAAGTCTACTTCATCTTTTGAAAGTTTTATGTCACATTCTATAGTATAACTTCGCGTATCTTCTGACCATTCTTCTAATCTATATTTATATTTACTCATCTTTCACCTTCATATCTGGATTATTTATCATATATAAAACATCATCTGTAAATGAATCTAAGCTATAACTTTTATTAGCAATGTCACATAATAGTTTAACTGCTAAATTATAATAAAAGTTTTTATCATCATCTACAAACAAAGCTGTAAGTGTTGTTCCTTTACTTCTTTTTAAAAACTCTTCCATATCTTTTTTTGTTATGTTACTCATCATCTTCCTCCTCTACTTTGCTTGGGTCAAATGCTTTTGGGTCTGTATGACATACATAATCACTATGCCAAAACTGTTGGTACTTACCTTTGTCTGCTCCATAGTCGTGTATACCACCTTCTTTCTTTAGGTCATAGTGCCTAATAGCTTCATTAAAAGTATCTTGAAATCTTAATACATCTCCTAGATTTATATACTCCCAAGAACCTTCATTGAGTTTATCATCCATCTGCTTTAGTGCATTAACTAAGTTTAATGTTACTACATCTATTGTTGGTTTAGTTTTTGTTGTCATAAAATTTCTCCTCTATCTTTTTTAAGTTATAGATATATGAAACTATATCTTCGTGAGCATATCTTTCAGTAGCATCTATACCTACTAATGCTTCACATAGTTCTTCATACTTTTCTAGCTTATCAGTTATGTCTGAGTTTACTGCACCTTCAAAAAAATTATCACTCATCTTCATTCTCCTCTATACTTGTTATATAAAACTCCTCACCTGAAGGTTCAAACAATCTTTCTGCATTGTCATCTGCTTCATAGTCAGCACCTCTTTTCTCTGCACTCTTACTATCTTGAGCATTAATATCTTTACGATAGTAATACACTTTCTTTGCATACAATGTATACTTAGCCATTAGTTTTCTCCTTTGATTCATATTTAACAAACTTAATTTTCATTCTATCATCTGGGTCTGGATATGGAAAGCCAAAGTGTTCCCATAGCTCTGGACACTCATCTCCATATATCCAACCCCAAGTAATTTTAGGTTTCTTTTTAATTTTTTTTGTTGGCATTAGAATCTATCCTTCATAAAGTCTACATAATCGTGAGCATCTTCTTCACATTTAATATCTGTAATAGTTTCATCTTTAATTAACTCACTAATAACACTAAAAGCATCATCAGCTATTACATCAGGTTCTCTATGTGTACCTGAAGCAATACTACATTCAAATTCATTATCTAATTTAATTAACTTTTCTTTTAATAGTTTTTCTTTACTCATGTTATGACCTCCATTGTGCGTTATAGTTATATGGTTCTTCTTTAACCCAAAAGTCTGGGTTGTCTTCTTTAAATTTATTAGCTAAAGCTATTGCTTGTTCTTCTGTATATCCTTTCTCTATGTATTGGTCTACTACTTCATCAAAGGCTTGTTCTTTTAATATATCGTTACCACTATGTGACATTATAATACCTCTTCTAATAAAAATTCTCTTTCATCATCTTGATATGTTTTTCTATCAAGTTCAGCATAGTCAACAGTTATAGTTTCTATCTCTGAACCATCTGGGTCTGAAGAGTTCTCTGCTTTTTGCATAGCATAATGTTCAGCATCTTCTTTTGTATCTGAATCAATAACAAACTCTTCAACAATTATTTTTGTAACAAACACTCTCCAAGTTTTAGGATTATCTCTAAGAGCTTGTTTCTCTTCCTCATCTAATTCTGGATATGTTGTTACTGTTTCTGTTACTTCTTTATATTTCATCTATACCTCCTATCAGGATTTGTTTGTAATTTTCTTTCTATAACTCCATGCTCATACTTATAAGCCCATTTACTATTTTTGTCAACATATATTATTCTATCAGAATCTTGTTTGTATACTTGCATATCACAACCTAGATTACTCCATACACCTTGATGTAACTCCCAATGTTCTTGTGGTGTCATATTATTTCCTTTCATTTATTATCTCCATAGCTTGTTCAATAGTCTGACCTTTGTTATGTATCTTCCAATTACCTTCTTCATTAGGCATAGTAGGTACAACAAAATCTCCATCAGTATTGTGTCTGAAGATAGCCATATATATTTCTTCTACTGCATTTACAAACTCTTCTTGTGTAAGTACGTCTATCTTTAGTTCTTGTATAAGACTAGCAAAGTGTTGTACTTTTACTTGTTTAAATCTTTTACTCATCTCTAACCTCCCACCTCATTAGTTTTAATATTGCTTCTAATGTCTGCCAAGATTGTATTCTTTCTTCTGTAGAAAGAGTACCCTTCTGTAACTCATCTACTATTATTTCTGCTTCGTCTAGCATCATCTCAAGTTTATGTTTTTGTTCTTGTCGTAGCTTCATTGTATACTCCTTGTATATGTTATGGCTTTGTTTATTCCCAGATAGAAGGGACTAGGAATCTATTTAAGCAGTTTCCTGTACGTGTTTCTCGTCTGCACCATATTTACTTCTGCATCTGTTTCTATCCAGACCTTTGCACCACAAGACAAAGGTTTGTCTGGACTATACACAACCTTACTCTCACCTAGTATCTGCACCTCATGAGCATAGTCATTACTCTTGTATGTCTTCACAGTAATCACAGGTTCTCGTTTATTATTCTTGTGGTTAGATTTAATAACGTGTTGGTTTATGTGTATATATTTTTTCATTTAATTTTCTCCATAATTATCTGGACAACAATCTTCACAATAAATTTTATTATTTTTTAAGAAACCTACAAAAGCATTTGTCATATTACCACAATTATCACACTCTCTATCATATATTGTATCATCATAGTTGTGTTGGTTTATGTGTATATATTTTTTCATTATTTAAATCCATCATTCCAAGGTTTCTGTCCAAAGTCTGTTCTTTCAGTCCACTTATCTATGTAGCCATCAGCAGTACAGTCTGATATCTCACAGTCTGGGTCACCATTATGAAGTATAACATTACACCAATCAGATTCCTCTCCTACTTTATGTATATGTATTTCAAGTATACCATCTACTGCATGTATGTTTTCCATAATCTCATCAAAGTCTGTACTGTTCTCACAAAGATGTTCTCCCTCTGTTAATACTTCAAAGTTCCAACCATCTTTCAATGCAGACTTTACCATTTCTTCAGTAGCAGAGTTTATTACTACACTTGTGCTTGTCCATTTACGCATATGTTTTACTCCATTCAGGTGTTGCTTGTATTAGTTCTGGTTTATGTTCCATAATATCATTAACATAGGTATCTCCCATATCCCAACCACCATGAGTCATAGGGGTTCTAACTGCAACAAACCACCTAGAGTATTGGTTAGTATCTTCTTTATCTTTTCTTTGATATGTTTTTAATACTCTCCACTCCCAATCACCTAGCTTGTATATAGCATAAGGATTTTCTTTTGGTCTTGATTTTCCAAATAAGTTTTTAATCATATGTTTCTCCATTGTTATAATTAATAATATATCTATATTAGTGTTGTGTCAATACTTTATTTACTAACTGATAAAGTAACCTCTGCTTTAATAGGTGCATGTCCATTCTTTCTCAAGATATTGTTGGTCTTTCTTACACTATTAAATGTATTCTTTCTCAAGGTCTTGACTGTAGTTTTTACATTCTCTACATATCTTTGAGCCACTACTTCTGGGTCTACTGTAGGTATGTATACAAACTCACCTCTAACAATTAACTTCTCATCTTTGTATGCCTTTAGTGATTCTTTTTCTAATGTAAATATTCCACTACCTTTTAATGGTACAGTAGCTAGTATCTTTACATTACCAAAGTGATGTATATGTAATTCTTTTTCTCTTCTACTAGGATTGTTACTTACTCCCATCTTATACCACCCATAGCCATAGTGTGCTAGATATCCATATAGTTCATGTTCTCTTGCAGTTGTGTTTAATACTTTATCTCTGTTGTATAATACTCTTTTTAATAATGTTGTTATCTTCATTGTTATTCTCCATTTGGTTATTGTTATTTTGAGAAGCTATAAATTACGCAACATTGCGTAAAATATAACTCCTCAATCTTCACTTTTTATAAGGAACGACTGTACTATCATATCCATATTTCTTTAGATATTTGATAGCTTCTTCATTTGAGCAACCACCTACTTCAGTTAAACCTTTGTAGAATAATATACTCAAACTCTTTTTATCTTTGAATTTATCAAAGAAACCTCTTATCACTTCACCCATTATTTCACCTGTGGTTTAGCAAATTTACCATTGGTATCTCTACCATTTTTAAGTATAGCATTAACATAGCCTGTGTTAAAATGATACTTATCATCTCCATATCTGTGTGTGGTTCTCTCACAAGATACTCTCACATCTTTGTCGCTAAATACTTTTAAATTAATTCTTGTAGGCATTGTTCTCTCCTTATTATGGTTAATGAATTATGATTGCAATGTTCTTTTTTACTTTACTGTTGTTACCACTACACATCATACAGTCTGCACAAGATACTAGCTTCTTGCCTTCTCTTGCTACTTTATCAGACAAACATACTACCTCGTCTGATTCGATAGGTTCACTTGCTAGTCTAGTCCTAAATGTTCTATATCCTAGCTTGTTTGCCTGTCGTTTCTCCTCTAATGAATCAACACTTGCCATGTTGAATCTAGAATTATTATCATCACACCTCTGCCATTGGTGTGTGTACCCTGTGTTTCCTAGTGTTCTACTCAACATCTTATCCCACACTTCACTAGGTATAACTGCAGGGTCGCCATAGCTACCCACTCTTACAAATCTAAATGCAAGTAACTTGGATAGTTTTTGTAAACTAATCTTTTCATAGTTACCTTTCTTATAAGACTTCCACACACTATAAGGTGCTTGGAATAATTTTACATAACACTTTCTCTGCTTGTTGATTGTCTTCAATCCATTACGAACAGAGTAAGACTTTTTATCTCTCTTCTCATCTACTGATACAACTGCACCTCTGTGTTTACAATCGCCACAGATAAGCTTGTCTGCACCTGTGTTGACTGCTTCAATAGGGTTAATATCTTTAACAAGTATCCAAGTCTGTGGCAT